CATACGCGCCCGCATTATGACTTTGGTGACACACTTAGCAAGGCAGCGGAGCATCCTGTACTGGGCGTTATAAATCTGGCTCGCTTAAAAAAAACAGACCTAAGAAGCGAATACAATCAAACCAATATAGAACAGTCTTGGCCGGAGGTTGAATATATTGCGGATGCATACCGTACGTACAAGCAATTCCACGGGGTTTTAGATTATACCGACATGCTGGAAATGTTTGTGCATGAAGCGCCGCGTGTATGTCCGGAGTTTAAACTTTGTTTCCTAGACGAAGCTCAGGATCTTTCGCCACTGCAATGGGACATAGCTCATGCCATCGATAAAAAATCACACCGAATGTATTGTGCTGGAGATGACGACCAAGCGATCTACCGTTGGGCAGGCGCAGACGTTGACCATTTCATCAACCTCCCCGGGGGTAGCGAAGTGCTTAGTCAATCCTACCGTATACCTCGGTCAGTACACCGGATTGCAGAAGGCATTGCCAAAAGAATCCACCGTCGTTTTCCTAAACAGTATAAACCGAAAGAAGAAGAAGGAACCGTAACGAGGATTTCCGACATATCCCGATTGGATATGTCTCAAGGTACGTGGTTAATAATGGCTCAAGCTAACTACATGCTTTCTGACGTAGCGTCTCAGTTAAAAACTAATGGATACCTGTTCGAACGCAACGGCTCACGGTCCATTTCTGAAAGACTTTCTGCTGCGGTGAACGCGTGGGAACAAATGAGGAAAGGACGACCGATCACGCTTAAAGCCGCGCAGGTTGTTTACAGTTTCATGTCCGGTAACGGCGTGCATATCGCCCGCGGTAAAAAGAAAATAGATGCTCCCGAAGACCAGTTGTTTACTATCGAGCTTCTGCAAAAAGATTACGGACTTCTAGTAGATGACAGCCTTATATGGCACGAAGCCATGGATAAAATTCCCGGTAACGATCGCCTCTACATTACGGCACTCTTGCGAAAGGGCGAGAAGTTTAACGCCGTGCCTCGCATTAAACTATCCACGATTCACGGAACAAAAGGAGGAGAAGCGGAGAACGTTGTTTTGTTAACCGACCTTACTTATGCGGCTATACAAAGTTCGCAGGTAGATGACCTCCATCGAGTTTTTTATGTGGGCGTAACTAGAACAAAAGATAATCTGTATCTAATAGACCCCGAAGATTTTTCCAGAGCATATGACGTATGAAAAAAGAAGAGATAGATCCGATGTATTACAACTCCTGCGAAAAGTGCGGCAACAAGAAAGCCACTGCGGTAGTTAACGTTTCACATAACGAAAGGCTTGGTTGGTACTGCGCCTCATGCACACACTTCTCGGAAGCAATTCTTCGAGAGAAAACTTGGAGAAGCGACCGTGGTTAATAAATTACAGATGGCAATGTTCCCTCCAAAGTCTGACTGGCTACCACCGGAGCATCCTTTTCCAGAAGGTATTCTTGACGCCAAAGAAATTGCAATTGACGTGGAGACACGAGACCCGGGCATAAAAACCATGGGGCCGGGTTGGGCTACAGGAAACGGAGAAGTCGTAGGCTATGCCATCGCAGTGGCGGGTTGGAAAGGTTACTTTCCCGTAGGCCATGCCGGCGGCGGAAACATGGACAAGCGCATCATCAACAAGTTCTTGCAAAAGATCTTTGCTTCACCCGCAGACAAGATCATGCACAACGCCCAGTACGACCTTGGCTGGATACGGCGAATGGGCTTTACCGTAAACGGACGCATCATCGATACCATGATGACTGCGGCTTTGATCGACGAGAACCGTTTCTCCTATAGCTTGAACGCTTTGTGCTACGACTATCTTGGTAAAACTAAGTCAGAGAAGATGCTGACCGAGGCTGCTCGCGAGTTTGGCGTAGATCCGAAGGCGGAGATGTGGAAGTTACCCGCCATGTATGTCGGCCCTTACGCGGAAGTCGATGCGGAGATTACCTTAGAGTTGTGGGATCACTTCCGAAATATCCTCAACAAAGAAGACCTCTGGGCCATCTGGACGGTTGAGACCGACCTGCTTCCCTGTCTGGTTGAAATGACTGAGCGCGGAATACGCGTGGACGTGGATCAGGCCGAGCGTACAAAGCAGGAGTTGATGCGGCGCGAGAAGCTTGTGCGCAAGCGCATAAAAGAAATAGCCGGCAAAGAGGTAGAGATCTGGGCCGGCGCTTCAATAGCCAAGGCTTTTGATGCCGCCAGCATCCCCTATCCCAAAACCGAGAAAGGATCTCCAAGCTTCACCAAGAAGTTTCTAGAAGATCACCCCGCGGAACTCGCGCAACGGATCGTTGAGGCACGCAACCTGAACAAGATACAAGGCACGTTTATCGACTCCATCCTGCGCTTTGTAGCAACAGATGGCCGCGTGCATGGGCACATTAATCAGCTACGCTCAGAGGGCGGAGGTGCCGTCTCTGGCCGCCTTTCAATGAACAACCCTAACCTACAACAGATCCCGGCCCGCGACCCGGAGCTTGGCCCCATGATCCGCAGGCTATTTCTCCCGGAAGAAGGCGAGCAGTGGGCTGCAATAGACTTCTCGCAGCAGGAACCACGGATCTTGGTTCATTACGCGCATGCGTTTGCTGAGTACAAGAACATGGATATGCCCGGAGTGACCGAGTTTGTAGAAGCCTACAATGAAAACCCCGACATGGACTTTCATACGATGGTAGCGGAGATGGCGGACATCCCACGTAAGCAGGCCAAGGTAATCAACCTAGCTATGATGTACGGAATGGGGGTGACCAAACTGTCTGAGCAGCTAGATATAACGCTGCCCGAGGCCAAAGAACTCACCAAGCAGTACCACGACCGGGTTCCTTTTGTTAAAGGGCTGATGCAAGGCGTACAACGATCGTTAGAAGACAAGCGTTCGAGTGGCTCTCTGCGCTCTCTGGGAGGCCGTAAGGCGCGTTTTGATATGTGGGAACCCGATGAGTTTGCCATGAACAAAGCAATGCCGTATCAGGACGCTGTGAACGCCTACGGGCCTACCACTAGACTCAAGCGCGCCTACACCTTATAAAGCGCTGAACNGGCTNATCCAGTCGAGCGCTGCGGACATGACAAAGCAGGCCATGGTTGACGTGTACAAGAGCGGAACCGTGCCTTTGCTGCAAGTCCATGACGAACTGGCGTTTAGTGTTAAGACCCCCGAACAAGCCAAGGAACTCGCGGTTATGATGCAGAATGCCATCAAGATATCTGTGCCCAATAAGTGCGATATTGAGCTGGGTCCGAACTGGGGAGATTTTGACATTGTCGAATAAAGTCTTATATAATCGCACACAGAGGTGCGTGTAATATGGATACATCAAAGTGGAAAAGCGTCCTGCTTCCCAAGGACGTTTATCAAGAAATTGTGGTAATTAGCCACGTAGAAGGACGCACTATCAGCGGCCAACTACGTATCGTCTACGAGGCATGGAAGAACGCCAACCTGTCCGAAAAAGACAAACGTTACATCGCGGACGAAGTTAAAGAATTTAAAAGCCGAACAGAGTTGCCCAAGGTAGACGAAAAAGACGCAGTATTTTCTTTAAAGAAAGGAGCAGAGGGTGTCTAAGTCCATAGAAGAAAGTTTTAAAATTGCATTAGAGACCGTGGAAAAGCAAATAGAAACCAAGGGTGCCGCAAACAGCGAAGACGTTGAAAAGCTGCAAATGTGGCAAGCCATGCTTGGTGTTAAACACGAAGCAGAAAAGCAAACGAGCGCAAAGAAAGTTGGGTAAACGGATAATAATAGAGTTGGACGATGACGACGCAGAAGAGGTCATCTTTCAGATACAAAGACTCTCGGAGCTATTGGAAGCGTTGGATTTCGATAGAATACATGATCTTCTATCGAGGCTGTCAGCTCTAGATGAGGTGCCCAAAAGGGCCAAACGGAAGTCGCGTGGTAGTGGGTAGCGCCATACGTCGGGTCATCCGTAGCGCCATTCATAGCCAATAAACTCCACATCCGCGCCTCACGCCACGCGTCCATGTCCGTTATTTCCTCCGGGAGACCATCACAGAAAAAACTAAACTGGCAGCGATGACGAACGGGCAGGTTGCTGGGTGAATTAGCGTAGGTTGGGCCTTCCATGACCACGGCACACGGGTCAGAAGGGTAACGAGGATCCGCCACGCGGTTTAATACCACGTGAGCGACCCCGCTTTGTCCCGCAGCAGGCTGATTCCGCGCTTCAAAGTACACGGCCAACGCCACACAGAGCATTGAATTAATCAATGGATAACTTCGCTGATGCCCTCTTCCGAAAAAAAGATTTCGGCAAGGCAGTCATAACAAATGATCGATTCAATCTCCGCTTCCTCTTCTTCAAGCAACCTTACTAAGAAAGGCTCTATCTCAAAAGCTTCCTCGCACCTAGAGCAGACGTGTATCCTACTTATCTTCATTCTTTCCACTGCGCGTACCTCTGTAGATGTAATCCCTAACGGTGTCGATCGGAACGCCAAACTTGAGTGCAATCCACTCTATTTTGCGCTTTTCGACAAATCTAGCGTACCGTATTTGATCTACTGTGTCTTGAGGCCACTTTACCGGGCGTCCCATCTTAGCCATGCTATACTCCTTAATTGAAAGACGCACAGATTATACCTTGTTTATGTAAAAAACAAGTTGCGCTTGGGTTTTATATAAGATTAGAATGTGAGAACAGGCCAAAACAATGGACTTAGAGAAACTTAAGCGCGACATGCACGACGATCCGCAGCTCACGTACCTCAATTCCATGGCACCAGAAGAATTAGCCGAACACCTTGTCGAAGTGCATCGGGCGATGATGCGGGGCGAGTATGGTATATTTGGATACTTGTACCGGCAGCAGACTTTAAAGCTTCGAGAAAGATAGGTCTCTCGAAGTAAACCCCAGCGGACGGTGGGTGAGTTCGAAAAACATCCGCAGCGTGTGATGCCGATTCCTTGGCTATTTTTAGTCGTAAGCGCAGGCACACGCCGCTTGGTCCACGTCACGGGCTACCTTACAAGGAGAATAATGTGAACAAAGATCCCGTAATGGCCGACTTAGATCGTTACCTTGATTCGCTAGAAGAAGATTTTGTCGATGAGTTCGACAGAAAACGAAAACGAGAACGAGATGAATATCTCGCTGACCAAGAAGATTCCTCGGAGGAATAATATGACCGGCAAAGAAAAGTTTGAAAGCCACGTGTTTATGATCGCTCAGGCTCTTGTAGAGTCCGGCAAGCACACGAACCGTTACGACCTAGCCCGTGAGGCCGTACTCATAGCCGCAGCCGTTGCACAAGAAATAGAGAGGTCTGTTGAAAATGCCTGATTATGATGACACGAACCGCGGCGCTTTCTTCCGCAACAAGAAGAAGACCAAGCCTAACCAGCCCGACTACCGCGGCCCGCTGAACTACAAAGGCCAAGAGCTGGAACTCGCTGGATGGATCAAGACATCCAAGAGCGGGGATAGCTACATGAGCCTTGAGGTTAAAGAAAAAGAACCCTACCAAGAAAAAACGTCTGCCCCACTGGGGGACTTTGATAAGGATTTGCCCTTCTAATGAGTAAGTTTTCACGCGCCGATAACGGCAAAGGCAGTAAGAGACGCCCTCAGTCAATCCCCGCAGAAACTTTCGGGCAAAACTGGGCGCGTATCTTTGAAAAGAACAAGGCTGAAGAGAAACGCAAAGCCGACATACAGCGGAAAATTGACGCAGAGAGTCAAAAAGATGATGACTAATTACGCCATCCCCCGCGCCCCAGTGCTTACGGGCACCGAAAAAGAACTCCGAAGAAAGGAACTCCAACGGGATATTGACGCTTTTTTAGCCCGCGGCGGAAAGATCGTAGTTTATCCCCCCGGGTTCAGCGCAGAGGACGCCGGCAACCCCAAGACCGGCTGGGAAAAAGAACTTCGTAACGATCCGGAGAAACGATGAAAACCCGTATCCATGTCAATCAGCATAACATCCGCGCCAACAGCAAAGGTGCCGACCTGCCAGTACTCACGGTTAAAACTTATAAAGAGAATGTTAAGTGCAACCGTGTCGCGGTCCACGGCCCAAGCACCGTGGTCTACAGCCCAGATAAACCCCTGTCCTGCGGCGCGAAAGTATGGATCGAGACAGAAGCGGAAGTAACAGTGGGCGAAGAGCCGCCTGCCGCTAAAGATCCCGAAGAAATATTTTTTCTTATAAACACCACAACTACCGCGTTAAACGCGCTTGCCCTTGCTGGTAAAAGATTAGACGCTGATAAGCTTGCCGAAATTACCGAAGAAGCGGATGCGGTAGCCTTGGTGGCTGAACGGTTCTACGGTATTGACGTAGACTTCAGCGAGAAACTGTCAAAGATAAAGTAAGTGTGGCAAAGCGCCACAAAGTGTACAAAAAGCATCTTATATGGCGCATTAAAGTGTTTTATGCCTCATATAATGTACAAAGCAACTTATAAGAGGCATTAAACGGGAAAAACAACATGTACGAATACAATTGCAAGATTGTGAGGGTAATTGATGGTGACTCTATCATTATTGATATCGACCTTGGTTTTAGCCACTGGATTCATGGTGAGTCTATACGTTTGTACGGTGTTGATACTCCAGAGTGCCGCACACGAGATGCTGAAGAAAAAGCAGCCGGACTCTTGGCGAAGGAGTTTGTCGAAGAAGCGCTGCATGTCGGAGAAACCTACAAACTTACCACTAAAGAAAAAGGAAAGTTCGGGCGATACCTCGGAACGATCTACCTGACCGAGGAAACCTCGATAAACGCCGCGCTTGTAAAAGAAAGACTTGCCGTTCCTTATTTCGGCCAAAGTAAAGTCCGGGTAAAGGAGGCGCACTTAGCGAATAGACTATTCTTGAAAGAAAAGGGGTGGTTGTAACCAAATACCCTTGACCACAACCCGTGGGTTAAGTACTTTAGGCGGTGAGGGAATGGTCCCTCAGTTTTTTTAATAATCTATGCTGATTATTTTGGTTGAAGCTTTTTGAACCCCGCCTCTGGTGGGGTTTTTTTTGGCTTTTTCCTTCATTAAGGAGTATCGGGGTCAGGGGCGGTAGCCTTAGCAAACGGAATCACCGACAACTTCGGCTCCTCTTCAGGCGGGACGCACAACTCGTGCAGAATGTATCCGTGCATCGTGATAAGTTCCTCCACGTCCCACCGCCCACGGGTCATCTGTATCAGCGCTATCATCAGAGAAGCTTGATCGTATTCTATTGTGTCCATTTTTTACTCCTTTTTACCCACGCTTCACGGTTCACGGGTAGTTTTGCTGTAAAAATGCTCATGAATGTTCTTTATCCACCACATAAACATATCTTGGCTCAAGGTATGCTTCATCGTATTGATGCGGTTTGCCACAAGCTGTACGTTTTGCCGTACGTAAGGTCCATTGGGATTTATCCGGTCTATCGAGGCGTTGAATTCTTTTTTCTTTCTGTCGCCGTAGGTGCCATCTCTTTGATGGGTCATGAGGACGCCAGAGAGCGCGCACTTGCCGTTTTGGGTTTCCCAGAGGTCTACTACGTCTTCCTTGGTTAAATCGTACTGAATGCCCTGTTTCAAGCGCTGAGATTTTAGTTGGGTGTTTAACACTTGGAGGTAGGACTCAGGGGTGGCAGAAGTTTTTTTTGCTTTCTGGAGGGTAACGCACTGCTGACATACCCCGCGTACTTGCCCCTCTTTAAAGGTCTCAAATTGCGACAGAAGCTTCACTTTGTTGCACGAAGTGCATACTCGGGAGCCTTGCGACTCTTTCTTTACTTTAGTTTGTCTAGGCATAGGCAAAAAAAACCCGCGGGAGCAAAGTGTGGGAGAGCGCTCAACCGCGGGCGAAAGTCCTTCTCAAGGGAGATACTACACCCCGAAGCTAGAACTTTTAGATTTTTTTGTCAACAGAAAGGGTCAACAAACTCTCTTATCTCCCGCAAATAATTATTAAGCTCCGCCATGATTTTATCTTTATTTTTAGGCGTCATCTCCTCCTCTTCCCAACGCTCCCAATACATAATCTCGTCCAACTCTTTAGTTATTATCTGTGCCGCCATTCTTTTGGCCGTAACTCTACGACCCGTGTAAAGACATCTAATCATCGGTATTCCTCCTAGTTAAAATTTAAGCCCACGGCCCATGCTCCAACGCAGCGTTCGAAAAGCCCTCGCGCCGCGCAGCCGACACAAATGCATCCAGCGCGCTTAACAGAATATGCGGACGATCAGAGTAAGCGTTTATCATACGCCTCAGCTCCTCTCGGTCGCGATCCCAGATGCGCTGGTGAAGCTCTTGGATCTCCTGCAAATAACGGTCTTCAGATTCGTACTCAAGCTCAAGCAATGTTTTTAGATCGGACATCGGTTCGTTCCTTAGTTATGGATTAGGGCAGTTAGTGTATCTTAGTATATGTGTAATGTGCAATGGGGTGCTTTTTTGGCTTCAGCTGTCGCTATTTAGGCTTCGCGTGTCGCGGATCACGGTTCGCGGCTCACGGGCAGGAGTGATTGCATTTTTGGTTTATGCATGCACGTTTGATTTCTGTAAGACTTCTTTGATTTCTGTAAGACTTCTTTGATTTCTGGAAGACTTTTGGCGAGATGTGGGTACAAAAAGCGCTCTCCTTTATATGTACTCAGAAATAAAAAAAATAAAAAAAAATTTAAAAATAGGTGTAACGGCGTAACTTATGTAACCGAGGGGCTTGGAGGCCAGTAATGGCGCGGGTTTCAGGCGGTTTCGCCTATTCTCCAAAAGGTTACAATTACTACACTTCTATATGTTCTATTCCTTAATGTCGATATTCCGTTAATGCGTTTCAAAATGGTTTTTTTTTTTTTTTT